ACCACTAGTAACAGCGCAACACCCAACGCAGAATAAAGAAGTTTGGGGGTGTAGCTCATCTGGTAGAGCGCCTGTTTTGCAAGCAGGATGTAGCGGGTTCAAGTCCTGTCACCTCCACCAAACAATTTGCTCGGTTCGTCTATCGGTCTAGGACACCGCCCTTTCACGGCGGGAAGAGGGGTTCGATTCCCCTACCGAGTACCAATAATATTCCTCAGTAGCACAGCGGTAGTTGCACTTGACTGTTAATCAAGGTGTCCGTGGTTCGATCCCACGCTGAGGAGCCAACAATGCAGGATTAATTCAGTGGTAGAATGTCTCGTTGCCAACGAGAATGTCATCGGTTCGAACCCGATATCCTGCTCCACATTTAAAAGATAGTTTTGCCAAAAGGCATTGCAATAATCTTAAAACACTGTATAATAAACATATCAAAGGAAAACACATGAATATTTCACTACGCAAGGCAAACGCATTACAAAACAGTATCAACGATACTGTCAAAGGCATCGACTTTGAAACCATAGTAAAGATCAACGAGTTCCAGGATGCCGAGCAAGAAATTGCACGACAGGCCGCAACCGTTAAAGCGAATCTCACACGTAGAGATTCGTTGACTACAGCACTGTACGAGATTCGTAAAAGTGTCAGCGGTGCCAACACACAAGTGGGTATCGATAATAGATTGGCAGATGTTGCACATCTTGAGAAACAAATCCAATTCTACAACGGATTGGCGAGTAACAAAGTTCGAGAAGACGAAAAAGTAGTCGCAGGACGTTTGGATAAGATCAAGAACGACAAGGGTGAGACCAGCCGTCGTAGTATCTATGGTTACGCAGATACTGTGGATACCAGCGTGTTTACACAGGCGGATCTAAAAGAATTCCGTGGAGTGGTAAACAGTGCCAAAAAGCAGAAACAAAAACTTCAGGATGAAATCCTAGAGTTGAATGTACAGACAACTATTCAGTTGACTGCTACGACAGAAACAATTCTGCAAGCAGAAGGTTTACTCTAATAGACCCCGTCTTACTATTTCTACGTAACGAAATAGCGTCCCTGTAACGATAGACCAGGGGGTACACTAGGACTTGACCTTACAGTCCCTATTTAAGGGATCCTGAAAACTGCCTAGGGTTTGGTATAACGCCTTTTCCAGAAGAACAAATGTTATGGACAGAGTAACCGCTCAGTCTAGGGCTCCTGTGGTGGGAGTGGCTAGACACTTTATAAAAGCTCTTTGAAGTTTAACTACACTGGAACACGCTAGTAACTGCTAAGTCGACTACACAGTGAAAGTCTCTAGGAAGATAAGGAGTTAAACAGTCGGGTTCGATTCCCGCAGAGAGCCTCTATAAAGTTATCGCGGGATAGTGAAGCGGTAAAACACGAGTCTCATAAGCTCGAGTCCCTGGTTCGATTCCAGGTCCCGCAACCAAGTTTTGGCAAAGGCGCAAGCCCGAGCCTGGAGTAGAGAGGGAGATTAGGATAGACAAACTCTTTGGCTACATGCCAAAGAATCCAACTACTGGCTAAACGTCTTGAAAACGTTTCGTGCTTGTGTGAACCAGTTCTATTATATAATCGACTTTGTGATTTGCCAACTGGAAATATACAAGTCCCTGTGCCTTGTGCCTTGTGACTTGATAGGAAATTCTTAACAGATTCCGTTTGTACATTGTCCAGTCTATTACTTACTTTCTCTGCTCCACCCCTTTTATTAGTAAGTAGTTAAGGCTCTAAAAGCATCCGTAAGGGATTAACAAAGATCGGAAGTTTTTGTTTTTCAAAGTTATAAACTTTAATGCTGTAACTCATAAGATTGAGCGCCGGTGCAAGGTAAGCAGATTGAGGTTACAAGAGTTTCATGTTAGGCTAGACAAAGAGAGGAACGAATCGCGCCGTTCGATGGCCTTACCCCAACCAAAACTCTCAGGACTCTTACTAATAATTCGGTAACGTAGCATAATGGTCGTGCACCTCCTTCATACGGAGCAAGGTATAGGTTCGAATCCTATCGTTACCACCAAAGACCATAATCTGCCCACTAAATGCTAAATAGTTATATGCTAACATTAATCAGAGAAACAACTAATCCATTACTTGATTATATCAAGGATGATCCAGTACGTCCGGAGATTCCCAAGGAGTTTCGTGTTAGCGGCAGTAGATTTGTAGCAACCACAGTGGACAATGAAAAGCCCCGTGCAATGGTGTGCGTAAGTTTGCATGACTTTGTACCTACCACAGTTGAAGACTTGTCAGCAAATACGCTGGAACCAACTACAGCAATTTTCTACACTATTTGGAGTTATGCGCCTGGAGCGGCCGCAGAACTACTTTTTGGTGTAGTTGACCAAATTAAACAACTATTCCCAACAGTTACTCGTTTTGTAACACTGAGCCCAAAAACCGAAATGGCTTATAAATTCCATATTCGAAATGGTGCCTGTGTGTTGCAAGAAAACGACAACACAGTGAACTACGAATACCTCATAACCCGTTGACAAACTCCTGAAAAGGTTATATACTTAGTATGTGACCGTGAGCAAATTGGCAGAGCTCCGGGACTGTTGTGAAACACTCCGCGGGTCGGGACTAGGCTATTGGCCGTCCTTGGAGGTTCGAACCCTCCCGGTCACACCAAATTTCCCTCGCAGTAGTTCAATGGATAGAATGGCTCTCTCCTAAAGAGTAGATCCAGGTTCGATTCCTGGTTGCGGGACCAATTGACAAAATAACGAAATGAAGATATAATAATTGAATGTATAAAGTAATATGGAAAGATGCTAGCGGTGTCGCTAGCGAACGAGATTTTGATAATCTTAACCCAGCAATGGATTGGGCAAAAACACTAGCAGTATTCGTTACTATCAAAAGTAAAGAATCTGAAATTGTAGGACTGTTTGGTGCCGATAGTATCGAGGACGGCAAGTGTCCAGACGGTGCCGATTACACATGGATGAAAAGAAGGAGCCAATAATGCCTTGGATTGAAAATGTTGCCGCCGCTGATATCCCAACGGGATTCCATCACGATGCTGGCCCAAACAGTATGTTGATCAGCATTGTTGATCCAGCCAGTTGGCGCCCCGAAGCCAAGCATGAATTCAAAGAGCGTCACAACTTTGAATTTTTGGATGTGGAAGAAAAGGATTCTGTGCTGGAAGAATCGATGAAGTGCAGTCAAGCTCAGGCAGATGAATTGGTAAGGTTACTGCAACACGCATTGGAAAATCGCATGAATGTGGTTGTTCATTGCTATGCTGGAATCTGTCGTAGTGGTGCTGTATGCGAAGTAGGAGTTATGATGGGCTTCAATGATACAGAGCGGTTTAGAAGCCCTAATCTGCTCGTTAAGCACAGGATGATGAAGTCCTTGGGTTGGACTTATGATGAGGATGAACAGCACGTACCGCTTGCAGGAGATGAGTATATGCGGCAAGATGGCGACATTTAGTAGCGTAGACTAACCGTTGTTTTAAAACAACATCGCCCTGTTCAATATTAGTTGACAGGGCGTTCTTTTGACTGTATAATAGTATATTAAACAGTAAAGGAAATCAAAATGGCAGGCAAAGCAAAATCAGTTTACCTTACAGTAACCACAATGGATCACAAATCTGTGTTTCATCGCATGTTTTTCAATGCCAAACAGTTTAACGATTTTGTTAACACGGATGAGTTCAAAGCCAAATATCCAAAAACAGAATTTAAAATCATAAAAGAAGTTTATTAAAATGTAAAGAATTAAAAGGAGCAGATAATGAGTTACTATGACAACTATTGTAATGTGGATGTGCTGAAAGGCAAGACCTTGACATCTTTGGAAGACCTGGGCGACGAGTTAGTTTTTAAGACCGCAGACGGTGAAACATATCGTATGTATCACGAACAAGACTGTTGCGAAAGTGTGCGTCTTGAAGACGTGGTAGGTGACTTGCAAGACCTAGTAGGTTCAGAGATATTGTTGGCTGAAGAAGTTGAAGGTGAAAGCCCAGCGGACTTCGAAGCATACGAGTCTTACACATGGACTTTCTACAAGTTTGCAACTCGCAAGGGTTATGTGGACTTACGTTGGTTAGGTCAATCAAACGGATATTATTCTGAAAGCGTGTCTTTCATAAAGGATTAAAATGAAAACATGGGTAACAAGCGACTTGCACTTTGGGCATAAAAACATCATGAGTTTTTGCCCACAGACACGAGCTCGTTTTAACAACGATGTTACCTACATGAACAGTGCAATGGCTGAGGAATGGAACGACAAAGTCGATCCAGAAGATTTGGTTTACATCTTAGGTGATGTGGCGTTCATGAGCGGTAGCGATGCCGGCAGAATGATGACACGTTTAAACGGCACAAAGATTTTAGTTGAAGGCAATCACGACCGTAAGACGTTAATGGATGTTACTTTCCGAAATGCCTTTGCAGAAGTACACAAGTATTTGGATATTACATATGATGGTCACAAGATTGTCATGTTCCATTATCCAATCGCAGAATGGGATCAGATGCACAGAGGTGCGTTACACTTCTACGGACACTTGCACGGTGGTGTGAGCGGATTGGAAAAATATCGAGCATTAGATGTGGGCATGGACTCAACCGGTGAAATTGTTATTTCGATGGAACGTGCTATACGTTTAATTAAAGATAAAGAAATTAAAGGACATCATGTATGAGATGCCAAGATGAAAGCCATTTGCCTGTGGCAGAACAGAGCCTAGTGTTCCGTCTGTATAAACGAGCAGAAATACGTAGACAGATCAGTACTCGTAAAAGTGTACAACAAGGCGAGCCAGATCGATTATCAGCCCTGCTGGAAGAAGCCGCTTTGGAGATTCAAAGATTACAAGCAACCATAACTGAAATTAGTAAGCATACACAAGGAAGGGATAACTTTCAACCATGAGTAAGTGCTATCAATTAATCGGTGTTCCTGCCAGTGGAAAGTCTACTTGGGCATATAGTCAAGAATGGTTTAATGACTGCATCTATGTCAGTACCGATGCATGGGTAGAGTTAGAAGCACAACGACAGGGCAAAACCTATTCTGAAGTGTTTGCAGACTATATGCCCAAGGCAATTAATTTAATGGCCGCACAAGTTATCGATGCACGAGAACAGGGCAAGGATATTATATGGGACCAAACCAGTACTTCTGTGGTCAGTCGTGCTCGTAAGTTTCGCATGTTGCCCGACTATGAGCATATTGCTGTAGTGTTCCAAACTCCCGATGAAGAAGAACATCAGCGCAGACTGAAGACTCGTCCTGGAAAGATTATTCCCGAAGCCGTGTTATTTGATATGGTTTGGAACTTTGAAGTGCCCACCGAAGAAGAAGGATTCAAAGAAATCTGGTATGTCAGTTGACTTTGTACTGAAAAGAATGTATAATTATAAACATGGACTATCTAACTATTGCACTCATTTTATTGGCATTACTGCAAATTAAACATTGGTACATTGACTTTGTAAACCAAACCGATGAAGAAGTCAAGCACAAGGGCATTTACCTAAATTGGTTGGGCGTTAAACACAGTTTAAAACACGGTGTCGGTACAGCAATAATTGTGCTATCTGTTACCAATTTCAATATAGCATTGGCCATGGGTGCATTGGACTTTATATTACATTATCATATCGATTGGGTTAAAATGAACTATGGCAATCGAGATATTACCACTAAGGCATTTTGGAGTCATTTAGGCTTGGATCAAATGGCTCATCAACTTTGTTATCTTTTAATCATCTTTATTTTGGTATAATACAATGGCACAACATTTAATGGTCGACTTGGAAACACTCGACACAAAAACTTCAGCAACAATACTTACACTGGGAGCAGTAAGGTTTGATCCTTTTACTAATGCTCCCATGAAAGAACTTTATCTACGAGTAGACATTGACAGTCAGGATAAACTAGGTTGTACTGTCAGTGATGACACACTACAATGGTGGAGTCAGCAAAACACAGATGTTAAAGAAGAAGCATTTAATCCAGTTGATCGTATTCCAATCCACGAAGTCATCAATCAGTTTCATGCGTTGGCTTGGGGCTGTAGTCATTTTTGGAGTCATGGTGCTACCTTTGACTTGATGATTTTACAAAACATTTATGAAAAACTGGGTCGTGCATATCCGTGGAACTTCTGGGAAATGCGTGATACTCGTACACTGTTCGAGTTAGCAGATCCAGAAATGCCACAAGACAGTAAACACAATGCATTAGAGGATGCAAAAAGACAAGCAATTGGAGTGAAAAATGTCTACAGAAAAATTGGATTTACCGGATACAAACGCTAAGGTCAGCTCAAGCCCAGAGCGTCACACTTTTCAAGCAGAAGGCTATATTGCTCGCTGTGCGGAAAAGGGCGAAGAGCCCAACGAAGATTACTTGAACATGTACAAGTCTTTTCGAGAGCAGGACCAGGAAAATATGGCCAATCCAGCGTGGCAAAAAAACAACATGCAATACGATCTGCGTAGCACAGAATGGATTTTAGAAAAGGTTCGAGCTCAGGAATCCTATGCTCAAAATCTGTATGCGGCCATGTGTAATATGCGATTTGTACGTAAAGAAATGTTTCCATATTTACGACAGGATCCGGACCGGGATTTATGGAGTGCTAGTTGGCGCAGTGCTGGCGGTATTGTAGCAGATATGCGGCAAGAAGGCGATTATATCGATTGGTACTGTAGTGGCATGGGCGGACTTAGCGGCTATGATAAAGATTCCGAAACTTACGAACAATGGCAAGAAAGAACTAAATTTGTTTCAGAAGGACACATAACTGAAGAAATAGAACAGGATTTGTTGAAATTGGGTTGGATTCCTGTGCCCTGGGACAAGGACGATTCTGTATAATCTACACACTTTATAGCACCTTCGGGTGCTATTTTTTTGACTTGACTTTCTATATGCGTAATAACGCTAAATATAGGATAAGCGAGGATTCCCCATGGCATACCAACCATTAAATTTAGGCGACGGCATCAGTAGAGAACCGTTAGGATCAGCCTTAAAGAAAATTGACACAATGATCAGCGAATTGTACACCACAATTCCAGAAGGTGACTTTTCAGCAGTTACACAAAACATCGTGCCAGACAGTGATATACTATACAATTTAGGCAGTCCAACAAATCGTTGGCATAGTTTATATGTTGGTTCGGGCTCTGTTTATATTGGAGATGCCAAGTTATCAGCAACCACAACAGGTGCAATTATTCTTCCAGGAGTGTATGATCCCACTGGTCACCAAGCAGTTGAAGCATATCCAGAACCTGGTGTTGGACAAGATAGAACATGGGGAGCACCGCAGAACGTAAAATTAATTGACGCATTTACCTGGGCCGCATTGGGTGGCACACCAGGAATTCCAATTCCCGCGGGATGGTCTAGAGCAACTTATTCCGCCTCATTGAACAACGAAGGTTACATTAGCGGAGTTTCAGTGCTTACAGGTGGTAACGAATATTCGGATACAGACATAAACGGCGTAAACGATGTTGCTACTATATGTACAGATTATATGTATGTTTATATTGGACTATCGGCAGATCCGTTTGCACCATTTGTTTCCGGTGATTGGACTGAAGTTCCGTTTGCAGTACGCTGTCAAGCAACCAGCGTGGCTCTTAGTACAACCATTGGCGAAAGTGTAAGTTATAACGATTTAATAGACTTACCAAATCAAAGTTTAAACACTACTAACAGTGTGGAGTTTAATGTCGTCACTGCAACATCTGTGGATACTCCGTTATTGACTAACAGCGGCAATTTAGGAATAACTGTTGGTAGCAATACATGGACCCTTGATACACAAGGCGTAATGTATTTTCCTAACATAGCAGAGTTTGCATCGAGTAATCCTGCGTGGCCTTCTACTGTTGGGTTTGCATCTGGTATTAATAAATTCTTAATTAACAGTGTTACTGATGTTGTAATTCGAACAGACAACAACGGAGACGGCAATTTACCACAATGGACATTTGCAACAGATTCATCATTAACTTTGCCGGCAGGTGGCACCATAAAATTCGACAATGGTACATTGGCTGTTGGCAGTTATACAAGAAACAGCAACGATCCATTTGCAATCAATGTGGCTGACACCGCAGGTAGTATTACATTAAACTGGGGTGTGAGTCACAGTGCATATTCTAACAAGATTATATTAGATGCTAACGGTGTTAAGTTAACTACAAACACTACCAAGGACTTTGTATTCGGCACTGACGGTTCTGTAACATTACCACTCAATAGTACAATCAATGTGGGCAGTGCCGCCAACGGTGCCGCATCAGTTGGTTGGAAAGAATTTCTAGCAGGACCTACAATTGGCTGGGGTCTGTATGCTGAGAATGATATCTACATTCAAACATTCAATGACATTACTAAACCAACGTGGGTATTCAAAGAAAACGGCACGACTAAATTCCCAGGATTTACATTCCCGTCTACAGACGGAACTACAGGACAAGTATTGGCCACAAACGGTTCTGGTACACTGGCATGGACAACAATCACCGGGGGCGGTGGCGGCACAGATATTTCAACTGCTAGTATCAATGATTTAGCAGACGTTACTGTTTCCAGCCCAGTTAGCGGACAAGTATTGAAATGGAATGGTACTGCGTGGATTAACGACACAGATGCAAACAGCGGAGGTGGGGGTGGAGGAACACTATCTACCAGAACGACACGAGCTATAACAACTGCATCATTGGCCAACGGTGCCAGTGCTAGTGCTACGATTACAGGGTTCAGCGGTTACGCCTTATTGAGTATTCAAACAAGTGCGGCGGCATGGGTAACTGTATATACATCATCTGCGGCACGTACCGCAGATGCTGGTCGTGTGATCACAGACGATCCTGTACCAGGTAGCGGGGTGCTTGCTGAAGTAATTACCACAGGCGCACAAACTCAGACATTTACTCCAGGTGTATTTGGTTACAATGATGAAACAATTCCCACAACAGACATACAAATTAAAGTGGTCAATAGAAGTGGAGCATCTGCGGCTATTACA